TAAATTGAGAAAAATGAACGATGTACGCATGGCCGAGTACAACGACAAACTCAAACTGGTCAAACTTCAATACAACCCTCCTGCACAGCCAATGGCCTGATTTTTTTGTCAATATGACAAAAAAACACCCATAAGAGCCTACTTTTAGCAATAGATCGTAAATATAGGTAGAGATTCGCCACCGGGGCAGAACATTAACCTATAGGAGCTATTTTATGAGTAAAAGTCAATTCGAAAAGCTAATCGAATACGTCATTAACGACGAAGAAGCAAAAGCACGTGAATTATTTCACAACATTGTGGTAGAGAAAAGCCGCAGTATCTATGAGAGCATCATGGAGCAAGAGGAAGAAGACATGGAACAAGAAGAGTCCATGGAAGAAGGCATGGAACAAGAAGAAGAGTCCATGGAAGAAGGATTTGATGGCAGCATGGGCGGCGATCAGTCTGATGACCTAATTGATGATGTTGAAGCAGAAGAGCAAGGCATGCATGAAGGCGAAGAAGATGAATTTGCCATGGCCGATGATGGAATGAGCGACGACGGCGCTGGTGAAGAAGGCGGCCTAGAAGGTCGTGTGGTCAAACTAGAAGACGAACTTGATCGTTTGATGGCTGAATTTGAAGAAGAATTTGGACCAATGAGCGACGAAGACGGCATGGGCGACATGGGCGACACACCCGACATGACCACTGGTGAAGTTGACGACGACGAATTAGAAACTGAAGGCATGATGGAAGCTGTGACTCTTAAAGCAGCTCCAAAGCCAGTGACCAGTGAGCCAGCTGGCACAAACACACGCAGTATCAACGACAACAACTCTGGTTCTAAAGGTCCAATTGGCGGCGCAGTCAAGCCTGTGCACATGACTGGTACAGAAGCACAAGGTCGTCCTGCACCTGGCACTAAAGAACTAATTGGCAAGGTTGGCAACAGCCCAGCTGGTACCACACAAGAGCCAAAGCCTGCCACAAAGCCACACTTGGCACAAGCCAGTGGTGTCAACACCAAGAGCCCAAACCTTGGTCGCAAGGGCTAATCTGCAATGAAACGTTATCTACAGGAACATCTGAATTATTCGCAGGCCAAGATGCAAGTCTTGGCCGAAGATGCCCCTGACGGTAGTGGTAAGAACCTGTACATGGTAGGCATCTGCATTGAAGGCGGAGTCCGCAATGCAAATGACCGTGTGTATCCTGTGCATGAAATTTCCAAAGCAGTACAAACAATTAACGAGCAATTATCTGGTGGTAATAGTGTTCTGGGCGAAGTAGATCACCCAGAAGATTTAAAAATCAATCTGGATCGTGTGTGCCACAGTGTAGAAAAAATGTGGATGGACGGCCCTGCAGGTTATGGTAAGTTAAGAATATTGCCCACTCCAATGGGCAACCTGATCAAAACTATGTTAGATTCAGGAGTTAGACTAGGCGTCAGTAGTCGCGGCAGCGGCAACGTCAATGACGCAAACGGACATGTCAGTGACTTTGAAATCGTCACTGTAGATGTTGTTGCTCAACCCAGCGCACCCCATGCATATCCCAAAGCAATTTATGAAGGACTTCAGAACATGAAGTACGGTCATAAAGTGATGGAAATTGCCAAGGACGTTGGTATAGACAACAAAGTACAGAGATATTTGACTGGGGAAGTAAAACGCCTCATTCGAGATCTCAAAATTTAAGGAGTAAAGCATGCTAGATGCTATTAAACCATTGATAGATAGCGGCCTTATTAACGAGGATGTCAGTCAGGAACTCAACGAAGCTTGGGAATCCAAATTGACAGAAGCTCGTGAACAGGTTCGAGCAGAACTTCGCGAGGAGTTTGCTCAACGCTACGAGCACGATAAAACAGTGATGGTAGAAGCCTTAGATAAAATGGTAACAGAAGGTCTGACCGCAGAAGTTCAACAAGTACAAGCTGAAAAGCGTGCTCTTGCTGAAGATCGCGTGAAGTTCAATGCTAAGATGAATGAATCCGCAGGCAAGTTCAACAACTTCCTGATCACAAAATTAGCAGAAGAACTGGGCGAGTTGCGCGGAGATCGTAAGATGCACACCGAAGGAATGCAAAAGCTAGAATCTTTTGTTGTGCATGCATTGGCTCGTGAAATCACTGAATTCGCAGCAGACAAACGTGACTTGGCTGAAACCAAGGTCAAGTTGGTTCGCGAAGCACGTGGTAAGCTAGAAGCTTTGCAGTCACGTTTCATCAAAGAAAGTGCTGCAAAACTAGGCCAATCTGTTAGCCGTCATCTCAAGACTGAACTATCACAATTGCACGAAGACATCAAAGTTGCTCGCGAGAACAATTTTGGTCGTCGTATTTTCGAAGCATATGCAGCTGAATTTGGAGCCACTCACCTGAATGAGAAAGCCGAAGTTCGCAAGTTGCACCATGCAATCGAACATAAAAATGCACAACTGGCGGAAGCCATTAAAATTGCTCGTCAAGCCAAAACACTTGTCGAGACTAAAGAACGTGAAATACGTGTGATTAAAGAAAACCGTGAGCGTAACACGCTGCTGGCAGACTTGCTTGCACCTCTCAACCGAGAGAAACAAGAAACCATGCGTAATTTACTCGAAAGCGTACAAACAGCTAGACTGAAGAACGCATTCGAAAAGTATCTACCAGCTGTACTGGCTGAAGGCCGCCCAGCAAAAGCCCGTCAGGTGATTGCTGAAAGTGTCTCAGAAGTAACTGGTGATAAAACTGCCCGTAGCCCTGAAACAGATCGCAGCAACGTGATTGACATCAAGCGCCTGGCAGGGCTCTAAACATTAATTAAGGAGACTTAAATGTCACAACAACTATTAGAATCCCGCTGGGACGAAACCAAAGAGGCACTTCTTGAAGGCCTAAAAGGTAACCGTAAGACCAGCATGAGTGTTATCTTGGAAAACACTCGCAGATACTTGAAGGAAAACGCAAGTTCTGGTTCCACAGGCAGTGGTAACATTGCCACATTGAACCGTGTGATTTTGCCCGTGATCCGACGTGTAATGCCAACCGTTATTGCCAACGAGTTGGTTGGCGTTCAGCCTATGACTGGACCAGTTGGTCAGATCCACACTCTACGTGTGCGTTATGCCAACACAATGAATGACACAAGTGCTGCGCTAACAAGCACAACAGCTGGTGAAGAAGCTCTAAGCCCATTCAAAATCGCTCAAGCTTACTCTAGTGCTACTACTGTGAGCGCTGGTGTTGTTAACGCAAACCAAACCAACTACACCGGTGCTAACACATCCGTGCTAGAAGGTAGTGGTGGTCGTCAGATCAGTGTGCAAATCTTGAAGCAAGCTGTTGAAGCCAAGACTCGCAAGTTGCAAGCACGTTGGACATTTGAAGCTGCTCAAGACGCACAAGCCATGCATGGTATTGACGTTGAAGCCGAAATCATGGCAGCACTGGCTCAAGAAATCACAGCTGAAATTGACCAAGAAATCTTGTTGAGCCTGCGTAGCCTTGCTGCTACTGAGTTCACATACAACCAGGCCACTGTGTCAGGTACAGCTACATTTGTTGGTGACGAACACGCTGCTTTGGCCGTGTTGATCAACCGTGTGGCCAACTTGATTGCTCAACGCACACGTCGTGGCGCAGGTAACTACGCTGTGGTATCCAGTGCCAGCTTGACAGTGTTGCAAAGTGCAACCACAAGTGCTTTTGCACGTACCACAGAAGGCACATTCGAAGCTCCTACAAACACCAAGTTTGTTGGTACATTGAACGGTGCAATGCGTGTGTTCGTTGACAGCTATGCTGCTGACACAACACCTGTATTGGTTGGTTACAAAGGTAGTTCAGAAGCTGACGCTCCTGCTTTCTATTGCCCATACATTCCGTTGATGAGTTCTGGTGTTGTGCTTGATCCCACAACATTCGAACCAGTTGTGAGCTTTATGACAAGATATGGTTACATAGAATTGACAAATACTGCGTCTTCTTTCGGCAATGCGGGCGATTATGTCGGAGAAATTGCCGTGAGCAATTTGTCGTTCAGCTAATCACTGCAAGTCTCAAATTAGAGAATCAAA